ACTATGCCGAGCAAGTCGAAGATTATCTGCCAGCGTCAACTTATAATAGAATTAAACAAAACGGTGAAGCTACTAAATACTGGATAAAGGATATTCGAGATAATATCCTCGGATAACACGGAGAATACACATGGCAGTTCCTGCTACCAGAGCCACTTTCAAAGAATATTGCCTTCGTAAGCTAGGCAAGCCAGTTATTGAAATTAACGTCGACGACGACCAAGTCGAAGATCGTATTGATGAGTCTATTCGTTATTTCTGGGATTATCACTTTGATGGCTCACACAGAACTTACTACAAGCACCTTGTAACTGATACCGATAAGACTAACAAGTATATTACCATGCCAGAGAACATCATTGGCGCGATTAATATCTTTGACATCGGTGATGCAGTCAATACCAATAACCTATTCAATATTCGTTATCAGATTGCACTAAATGACCTATACACACTAACCAGTCAGTCAATGGTGCCATACTTTATGGCTATGCAACACATTCAGTTCCTAGAAGAATTGCTAGTCGGTAAACAACCAATTCGCTACGAGCGCCATCGCGATCGTTTACATATCGATATGGATTGGGATAAAGTTGATGCTGGTCATTATATTATCGTAGAAGCATACGAAGTCGTTGACCCAGACGTATGGACTGACGCTTGGGGCGATCGCTGGCTTCAGAACTACTGCACCGCTAAAATTAAATATCAGTGGGGTTCAAACCTAACCAAGTTTACTGGTTTGAATCTTCCTGGCGGTGTTCAGTTCAATGGTGAGAAAATCTTAGACGACGCAGCTGCTGAAATTGCCAAGATGGAAGAAGAAATGTTAAATAGCTACTCGCTTCCAAACATGGATATGATTGGCTAATGGCCACCAACTTTTTCTTTAACAACTTTCAATCTTCGATGGAGCAAAATCTTATCGAAGATTTAGTTGTGGAATCAATTAAAATCTACGGTATCGATTTGTATTATCTACCAAAACGTGTTGTAGCCAGAGATACTGTATTCCGCGAAGAAGAACTAGCAACTTATAATACCGCGCATCCTATCGAAATGTATATTAAGAACGTCGATGGATTCGAAGGCGAAGGCGACTTTATGTCTAAGTTCGGTATTGAGATCCGTGACCGAGTTACATTTACTGTTTCACGTCGTAGTTTTGCAGCAGAAATACTTACACAAGAATCAAGTATGGTGCGCCCACTAGAGGGCGACTTAATCTGGTTCCCATTAAATCGTAAGATGTACAAGATTATGTTTGTTGAACACGAAGCCATATTCTATCAACTTGGTTCGTTACAAACATGGGATCTAACTTGTGAGTTGTTTGAATTTAACAACGAAACATTCGATACTGGTATTCCAGATATTGATCAAATCTACGCTGAGCTTGATGTTGATATTGGAACCGCTCTTGCTACAGCAATCGCTCTAACTGATGTTCAGGCTCAGAACGAAATCTTTGAAACTGATGGTCAGTCAGGTATCCTTGACTTTAGTGAAATGGATCCATTTTCAGAAGGAAATAATTACTAATGTTTGGTCACGAGTTTTACCACGAACACTTACGCAGATATATCGTTGTATTCGGAACGATGTTCAACAACATTGTTGTTTCAAGAAAGACATCTGCTGGCGTAGTTGACAAGCGAATCAAAGTTCCTATCTCATACTCACCACGCGACAAACTATTAGCGCGCATCGAAACCGATCCTAATTTAAGAAAGCCAGATGCGGTTTCTTTGCCACGCATGGGCTTTGAAGTTACATCGATGACTTATGCTGGCGAAAGAAAATTAAGCACGATTCAGAGATATACAGTTAAATCAACTACTGATCCAAATAAAAATAGTTCAGTTTATGCGCCAGTTCCATACGATATTAATTTTCAGTTAAGCATTATGGTGAAGTCTGCCGAAGACGGAACTCAGATACTAGAACAGATTCTTCCATTCTTTACACCAGAGTGGACTAATAGCGTACAGCTAATTGACGAACTAGAACTTAAGATGGATATTCCTCTTGTGCTGATTTCTATTTCTTCAGATGACACATATGACGGTGACTTTGAAACGCGCAGAGCATTAATATGGACTTTAGATTTTACTATGAAAGGTTATTTCTATGGTCCAATTAAGAATAAGAAAATTATCAAATTTGCTAATGTTAATTTTTATATTGATGGATTCGATACTGCTATCGGATCATCGAACACCGTCGAAGAAAGAGTAACCATTCAACCTGGATTAATACCAACAGCTAACTTAGCTGGAACGATTTCTTCTTCTGGAAATTTGGTTACAGGTTCCGCAACTTCATTTACTACAACTATGGCTGTTGGTAATTATGTAAAAGCTGCTAATCAGTTTAAGCGCGTTACATCGATTGCTAACAATATCTCTATGAGAGTTGAGTCAGCATTTACTACAAATTTGGTGGCTAATACTTATCAGTCAACACTCAATGGAACTGGTACAGCCAATTCTTCATTGACCATTAACAAAGACTTTATCTTGGTCACCGACGATTGGGACTATATCGTAACGATAGAAGACGTATAAAATATGAACAGTATTATGGATAATTTGACCAAAGCATTAGAAATGAATCCTCTTGTGGTCGAAGAACAAAAAGAAGAACAGCTTCCTGTGGTCGTCGAAGAAACAAACGATGCCGAGCAGGACTTTGAGCTTGCGCGCAAAAATCTACAAGAACTTGCGAAGAAGGGTAACAAGGCACTCGACGAGTTAATTATGCTTGCTAAGAATAGCGAGCACCCTCGTGCATATGAAGTAGTTGCTACGCTAATTAAGACGTTGGCTGATACCAATAAAGACTTGCTTGAAACACGCAAGCGCAAAATTGATATTGACAAGGCTCGTGGTGCATCACCAAATGGCGATGCCAAGACAGTCAACAATAATCTATTTGTAGGCTCTACCGCTGAGTTACAGAAGTTTCTAAAAGAACGCGCCAAAAATCTGGAGTCGGATGAATGAGTGCAGTACTTGAAGAAGATTATGATATTGAGATTGAGCATAGTGGTGTAAATGGTAATCCACTTCTAAAGCCAGCTGGTACGCAAATTGAATGGCAACCTTGGCAGATCGAAGAATATCTAAAGTGTAAAGAAGATCCAATCTACTTCTGTGAGAAATATGTAAAGATTATCTCTCTTGACGAGGGTGTAATCAATTTTAAGATGTTCGACTTTCAGAAGCGATTTGTTCGAGCCGCGAAAGCAAATCGATTCACAATCGTGCGATGCGGTCGCCAGATGGGTAAAACTACCACCGCGACTGGCTTGTTGCTACACGAAGGCTTGTTTGCTGATAACCCATCGCACATCGCTATCCTCGCTAACAAGATGGATACGGCTCAGGAAATTCTTGACCGTATTCAAATGGCATACGAAAACTTGCCATTATGGATGCAACAGGGTGTTGTAGCCTGGAACAAACGAAGCTTCGCCCTAGAAAATGGTGCTAAGTTTATCTGCGCACCTACCTCTAGTTCTGCTATTCGTGGTAAGGCTATCTCGGTTCTATATCTCGACGAATTTGCTCACATTCCGCCACATATTCAGCTGAAGTTCTTTACCGCTACATATCCAGTTATTTCGTCTGGTAAACAGACCAAGATTATCATTACATCCACGCCGAATGGTATGGAGCTGTATTATAAGCTATGGACTGATGCAATTAAGAAGCGCAACAGCTATACAGCAGTTGACGTTCACTGGTCTGAGTATCCTGGACGTGATGACAGCTGGAAAGAAGAAACGATTAACAACACCTCTCCTGAGCAATTCCGTCAGGAATACGAGGTCGAGTTCCTTGGATCGAGCAATACTCTAATTTCGGCTGAGTGCTTACAACGTCTAACCTACGAAGATCCTATTTCTACTCATGGATCCACTAGAATCTATTCGTTGCCGAATCCAGAACATCGCTATGTAATGACCGCAGACGTTGCGCGTGGTGTCGGTGGTGACTACTCTACGTTCGTTGTTATAGATGTTACCGAGTTCCCATATAGAGTGGCTGCGGTCTATCGAGATTACAACGTAGAACCACAGATGTTCCCGCACTTTATTAATGAATCCCATAAGTTCTATAACTTTTGTCCCATTTTAGTTGAAACTAACGACATTGGACAGCAGATAGCCGAAATGCTAATTACAGATTTTGAGTGCGAGGGTGTGTTGAGAATCACTCAGACTGGTCGTAAAGGTCAGGTTCTAGGTGGTGGTTTTAACAAACAGTCAAGAGTTGGACTAAAGACAACTCAAGCTACAAAACGTGTTGGTTGTTTGAATATAAAGGCTTTGATCGAGAACAATAAATTGATAATCAACGATTACGATTTGT